CTCGATAGCGGTCCAAGTTCACCAGACCACCCTTTAAATAGGTTTCGTTTAGAGGATGAGGCAACATTACTTCCAGTAGATGACATATAACTACGCTTTCTAGCCCCTTGTCTCCACTTTGGGGCTTTAACTCTCATATATCCGTTATCATTACGCTGTCCGGGCTCAGTCTCATCCGGCTCAGCCAAAAGGGGTCCTTCTTCTTCGGCCTCTTCACCCTCATCTCCCAAAAGATCCTCTTCTCCTTCGCCGCCCTCGTCGCCAAGTAGGTCGTCTAGTCCGCCCTCATCACCACCGAGGTCACCAGCCGCCGCTTCGGAAGCGCCTTCAATGAGGGCTGACAGTTTAGCGTCGGAAAATTGTTCTATTTGTATTCTTTGGACCTCTTCCTCAGAGAGTTTGAAGATATTTTTGTATACCCACCTCTTTGAGAAATATCCATCAGTTGCACTGCCAGCAATATCAAACTTAGTTCTAAGGTGTTCCAACTCTTGTAGTTCGGCTAGCTTAGAGGGATTATTAAGAGTTAACTTAAATGCTAAAAGGTCCTTGTCTCTAAACCCAAGAGAGAACAAGTGAACTATGCATAGCTTTTCTAACTCTGCTATGATAACTCGCTGGAGCCTCTGTATGGTTCGAGCAAATCTAATATCTTTTTGCGCCAAAGTTGTCTTATCTTCCATAGCATCAGACTGAGCTAGATAAGCCTTTGGGACTTTAAGCGCCGAAAACAGCTTGTCTCTAAGGTACTGAACGTCATCAATGTCACCAGTAAACTGACCGCCGGCAATTGTTTCAATTCGTGTGTTGTTATTACCACCTCTAATTGGAATGTAATAGTCCTCATCAATACTCATGGCATTATAGCGTAGATCTACACGACCACTATCTTCGTCAACGATCTGATTGCGTTTCATTTGTGTCTTGACTCGCTCGATGTATTGTTCTACATCCTCAGCAGCAATATTGCCGACATCAATGTAAAAAACTCTTCTCTCAGGAGATCTGACAATTCTGTAGGCCATCATTGCATCTTCTAATAGCGATAATTGTCTCCAGATTCTTCTTGAGGGCTCTAATACCGAGGTGCCGTAGGGAACATACTTATCATTTCCTAGAACACGGAAATGAGAAACCTGCCAATTTTCAAACGTAACCCCTTTGCCAGCGTCAGAGTTCTCCCAAAAGTATTGGACGTAGTTTGGGTTTGTAGGGTCAGTCCCCTCAATTCTCTGAACCTCTCTGACAGGCAGAGGTATTACGTTTGTTATACCTAGCGAATCGTCTATATCAATATAAAGATAATAGTCCCCATATTTACACATGCTTCTCGCCCAACCAAAAAGATTTGAATCAACATTTAGAACACCGTAAAGAAGCAAGTTAATAATTTCTTTTATTTCTTGATTGTGACACTCAATATTAACAATTGGTGACAAAGCGTTGGATGTGGTAATCTCATCGGCATATACATCTAGTGCAGAAGCAATCTCTGGCATATACTCCATCTGCTCGAAGTCGGTGTATCTAACTTGTTTATTTCTAGCATGAAGGACTTTGCTGTTATAGTCTGTAAATGGATTGTAGTATTCTTTTTTCTTGAACTCTTTTCCCGTGTTAGACTTAAAGGTATATTTCTTTATGTCTCTGCTTTTAGACAAAGCAGGAGAAGGACGGTCGTAGTTAACTATGGGACCACTAAACAACCTTGTCAGTCTCTTGAATAGACTTGATTGAGAGTTTCTAGGGTTGTTAGCGTTATTGTTTGAATTATTATCGCTCATGTTTTATCCTTTGATTATCCAGCCTAAGTCGTGAGTTCTTCCATCTGTGCCTTTAAAGGTTGTTGCTTGTGGCTTGTGTCCGATTTGCCCTGGTATTTTTGTATTAAAACTAGTTGTAGATACTGAAATGCCGTCCAACATTGCTTTTTTGTGTTGAATTTGTTTTTTGTTTACAACTAAAGCAGTGTCTCTAACCCAGCAACTAATTGCAGATGCTATCACCAGATCATCGTTATAGCTTCTCATCGCTTGTGGTCTCCCGTTATGCCACACAAAAGTTTTAATTTCGTTTGTTAACCTCATAGAGTTAATATTAATTAGTTTATTTCTAACGAATTCTTCAAACTTAGCGATTACAAGAGGTCGGGTCTTCATTGACATTGTAAAACCTGGGATGCCCCCAATGGCTTCTGCTGTCAATTCATCAACATATTCGTGAGTTGATTTAACGCTATGATATAAGTTTTTATATTCCAAATCTTTTAGACGGCTAAGAACTCCGATGCCTAAAGAATTGTTTTCAATAACAAGCAGTGCGTTGTTATATTCGCTAGCCATTGAAAACAAGAGAGGAGCAAACATATCAGGAGTAATTTTACCCTGATACTCTGCCACTTGTGTCATGGTTTGAACTTCAAATATTTGCGCCACGCTAAAGTCAGACCCGTCGCCTCTAGCAACGTCTGCTGTTAGAAGATATTCACATCCATCCTCTGGCTCTTTCCAAATCCAATAATTCCTATCAAAACCAGTTCTATGTCTTGGTTCTTCTAGGTTATCTAAGATTAGTTTTAGATCATCCCCGTGAATCACAGTCTCACCTGAAGCATTAAAGTTACACTCTAATTCTTGAGCTATTTCCCTTCGAGACATGTTTCTTGTTTCTTTCTCGAACCATTCGCCGTCTCTTTCTGGGTGGACGTTCCACGGCAACTTAATAGTGTGAAAATCGTTTTTGCTTTCCTCAGCCTCAGTATATGTTTTGTGAAACCAGTTACCAACTCCGTTTGGGGTTGATAGTGCTATGCAGCGCCCACCAGTTGAAAGCGTGGGGTACAAACCAGCCCACAACTCTTCCATGCCTTCAACAAACGCAGCCTCGTCTACAACCAAAAGTGATAGTGCCTCTGATCGACCAGCGTCGCCAGATGTTGATGACGCTTTAACTTGAGACCCATTACTTAACTCAAAGGAGGTTCTGTTGTCTATTGATATGCTGGCTATCTTAAGCCAGCCTGGCAAATGCTTATGAATGGCTTTTATTTTCTTTACTAGGTTAGTGGCAGTTCCTAGCTTTGTAGCGACTACCAAAACATTTTTGTCCCGATGGAACAACATCATCCAACAAACATATGCAGCGACTGTAGTTGATATGCCTAACTGCCTTGCTTTGAGGATTACGCTAAATCTGTTATCTTTAAAATCTATTAGAGCATCTTTTTGAAAATCATACAACTCAAAATCTATCAAACCCTTTAGCGGATGTGATATCTTTGCATAGTTAACACAAAAGTAGGCCGGATCTTTGCCGCAGCGGACAATCTCTGCCATAGCCTCTCTTTTAGAGAGCGACATTTAAGCCTCTGGCGTATCTGGATTTTTTGTAGACTTGTCGTTAGATGGTCTCTTATCTGTAGAAAGTTCTAGAAAATCCTTAAATCTTTTTTCGAAGGGCTTGTCAACATCTCTTTCTGAAGTTCTTCTAACAGGTTCAACTCCGTCTAAACCACCTATCTTGTATTGCTTTGTGGCTTGCACGAAAGATTTAACTCTAGAAGTAGATTGAACCAGCACGTCTGCTTCGGCAACTTCTGTTAAGGTAACAGAGCTTTTGGTAACTTTTCTGTATTCTTTCTTTAGAAACTTAATAATATCACCAAACTTTTGCTCTATCTCGTTTTCAAACTGATTTCTTGGATGAACTTCCTTCAGGTTCACTTCACTATGGTAAGTAACCACGAGTTTATCTCCGGCAAACTTCACCCCGAAGCCGTCAATGACACGCTTGTCTAAAATTGGGTGTCCTTCTTCTCTGTTTAGCCCAACTTGTAAAAGATCACCGTTTTCGTCTAAGGCTCCATCATAAGCGTTCGCAGCAGCCTGGCTTAAGCCTCTAACTATTTCTAACACTGTTGCCATTTTTTCTTCTCCTAAAAGCATATGCTAAACGCTCAGAATCAGGTCTCCACCCATTTTTCCAGCGCTCTTCCTCATGAGCTACAAAATCAACGTAACATTCGTAACAACATTTAAACCTATTCATATATAGGTCGTCTCGCCCAGAAAATGAATATGTTTTACATACAGGACATATTCTTTCTTTCTTTCTACCAATAGAGTTTGTTTTTATCTCAATACCGGAGATAATTTTAACCTTGGAAGTGTTTTTATTTTTAGTGGTGTTAGCTTCCTTTAGTTGATTCAGGTACTCTTTTTCTTTTTCTGGCGACCAGTCAGAGCGAAAATCTTGAACTGTGTCCTTGCCGTATTTTTCGGCTATTGCCTTCTCAATCGCCGCAATCTGATCGTAGTTTTTCTTTTTCATTTTTGATATACTGCATGAACTATACCAATAGAAACACCAGTTCCTATCACCAAACCTGTGAGAAGACCGAGGGTTCCTCGATTTCTGTCAAACCATGAGTTGTTTTTCTTGAGTTGTTCTTCCAATTTTGTGATGGAACGAATGTACGTCTCTTGGACCTGAGTGCATACCTTTTGTTCCACGGAGCACTCTGCTAGTTTGGCGTTGGTGTC